CTTATTTTGCAAGCTAAAAGCCCAGCAATTGTAGGCTTTCATATTGGTGGTGATACTTCTACTCAAACTGGAGTGATGCAAACTGTAACACAGAGTGAAGCACAACATTTGATTGATTCATTGGAGAAAATTCCTGGTGTTATTTTATCAGCAAATGCAGTCGACATTCCCAAGGAACAGTATGGTGTCAAACTCATTGACACAACCGAAGTTCATCCACACTGTATGGCGTCAAAACTTAATGCTTCCAATTATGTAGAAGTTCTGGGTAGTACTAAATTGCGTAGTCAAATGCGTAGTAGTGTCCGAACTTCTATTATCTCAGAAATCGTAACTGAGGAATGTGGTGTTCCAAATAAATGGGGTCCCCCTCCATTTAGTCCAAACTGGAAAGGATTCAATGCAACTCTTGAACACATAGCAAATCCTTCCGATATGTTTCTTCCTTCCAAACTCGAAAGAGCACGGAAAGATTGGTTGGAACCTCTTATTCCTCTGATGGTTCAGCATGTGCGAAGTGAAGATTTTCGTCCACTTAATGATGAGGAGATGGTGCTTGGTACTCCAGGGAAAAGGTTTATAGATCCTATTCCTATGACGACCAGTATGGGTTTTCCTGTATTTGGTCCAAAAAGTAAACATTTCAATGAAGTACGAGACGGAGAAATGTTGATCTCTCGTAAACCTGATGAATCTGTGAGAGCAGAGATGGGGAGGTTATATGAGAGTTGGGATAGAGGCGAGCGTGCCTATCCCGTTATGTCAGCTACGCTTAAAGATGAACCCACACCTATTGGTAAGGAGAAAGTACGGGTTTTCCAAGCTGCACCCGTAGCTTTTGGTTTATTTATTCGGAAATATTTTTTACCAATTGCTCGTTTTTTGAGTTTACATCCATTAGAATCGGAAAGTGCTGTTGGTGTTAATGCCTTCTCAAATCAATGGGAGGAATTAATGAATCATGCACACAAATATGCTGAATCAAATGAGGTTTTAGCATGGG